AGGTGCAGTTTGGTGTATGACTAAAAAAACATTTATGGCATTTATTGGTATGACAGATACAAATGGTCAACCTATTGCACGTGTTAACTATGGATTTGGCGGAAAAGCGGAACGTAGTTTATTAGGTAGAACTGTAGTGCTTACAAACTATTTAGAAAACTTTTCTGATACTTTAGAAGCAGGAAAAACATTTGCTTTTCTTTATAATTTTGCCGATTATACGCTTAATACCAATTTCCAGATTGGTATTAAAACTTATGAAGATAATGACACTGATGACATTATCCGCAAAATGATTATGGTGTGCGATGGTAAACCTATTATCTATGATAGCCTTGTTAAATTGGTGAAAGCGGGAGAGTAATAGCCCCACACCTGCAATAGTAGGTAAGGCAATAGTGGGGCAAACAATACTAGGAAAAGAAAGTTAAATAAAAGTGAGGTAAATAATTATGTATACAAAAACTAATTGGGTAAATAATGAAACTCCAGTAAATGCTGAAAATATGAATAAAATTGAAACTGCACTTGAAACACATGAAAATGCAATTGAAGATAAATTAGATAAACCAGAAATAGAGGGTAGTCAAGGGCAGATTTTATCTTTAGGTGCTGATGGAAAGTTAACTTATATTGATAAACCAAAAGACGGAGAGCAAGGTCCTCAAGGAGAAAAAGGTGAAAAAGGTGATGTTGGACAGCAAGGTCCAAAAGGGGAGACAGGTGAGCAAGGAACAGCTGGAGCAAAAGGAGATACTGGTGCAAAGATAACAAGTATAGAACTTACTATTACTGGCGGAACTATTACAGGTACAGCTCATCTTGACGATGAAAGTACAGCTTCTATTACAGGTACTTATTCTGCTAGTTAAGGAGTAATTTAATATGGCTGTTACACTAAAACAAACAAAAGATTATTTGCGAATTGATGAAGATTTAACTGAAGATGATGAACTCATAGGAAGTTTAATCGAAGCTGCTACTGATTATTTAGAGCAGACTACCGGAAAAAAGTATAGTGATAACAGCCAGCTTTTTGTCTTGGCTGTTAAAATGCTGGTAGCACACTGGTATGAAAATAGAAGTGTTTTTTCTACAAAAACCAATGTAAACAATTTACCACACTCTATAGAAGCTATAATTACGCATATTTCTCTGGCACAGTATTATAAACCATTAGGAAGTGAAACATCATGATTAATATTGAAGAAATTGGTACATTAGATAAACGTGTAACAATTTTAAAATATGAAGATGTTGAAACGCAGTATAATCTGACGCAGAAAAAATTAATACCGTTTTTAAAAGTATGGGCAAGAATTGAGCCACTTAGAGGACGAGCCTATTACGAGCAACACAAAGAAAAAATGGAGGATTTAACAAAGGTAACGGTTCGTTATCGGGATAGCATAAATAATTCCATGTTGGTGCAGTATAGAAATAAATTATATCGCATAAATACAGTTATCGACCCGTATAAAGCACATGTTAAGCTGGAACTTATGTGTTCTGAAAAAAGAGCAGGTGATGAAGACAATGGGTAAAGTTACTTTTGAGGAATTTATTGGCAGATTGCAGGCGGTACAAAAAGAATTTCCTGATGACGTTGAAGTAGTTTTAAACCGTGGCGCCAATCGCATGGTTAGAGCTTTAAAAGCAAATAGCCCCAATAGTGGCAAAGACCATAAAGGAAAATTAAATAAAAGCTGGAAAAAGAAAATTGAAGGTTACGGCAAAAATATTCACGCTGATATTTACTCTACTGCGCCACATTTCCATTTGGTTGATAGAGGACATAAGATTATAGATAAAAAAGGGCGCGAAAAAGGCTTTGTACAGGGAAAACATTTTCTGCAAAAAACCATAGATGAACAGCAAGATGATTTACAAGAATATATGTGGAAAGGTGTATATAAGCGGGTAAAAGATAAATTAGATGGCTGATGTAGTAAAACAGATAGATATCTTAAATCAAATTGGCAGAATGCTGAAAGCAGAATTTAAAAGCACGGTTTATAGTGATGAAATCTTAGAAGATTTCGCTAAACCGTGCTTTTTTATTAAATGTTTATGTACAAATATCCCACAGACTAAAAATATAACAAAGAAAAGATTGTCTATTATATTGACATATTTCCCGAAAGATACTGATAAAAATGAAATACATTATGCTGATGTTATGGATAGACTTCAAATGCTTTTTCAAAGAGGAATACCTTTAAAAAAGAGATATATTCATGTGAATGAATTTACTATTGACCGAGTGGGGGAAGAACAAGATATTATCCAAATGATAATAAAGATGGATTATTTGGAGCAAATTATAAGACCAATGAAACAAGCTGATTTAATGGAAGAAATGCAGTTAAAAGTAAAAATAAATGAAGGAGAGAGGGCAATATGGCAAAATTAGGAATGCCAAATGTGATTGTATCTTTTAAAGAAGCAGGCATTGCAGCAATTGAACGTAGTAAACGTGGTATTGTAGCTTTAATTTTAGAAGAAGAACAATCTATTATTGATGAACTTACTACAAATAAAAATGCTATAGTAGGCAGTGCTATTTGTGGTGAAGCTATTTGTGGTATAGAAACAGCTTCAGAAGCTATTGAAAATCCTTTTGTAATATATACAGCAGATGATATACCATCTATTCTTAGTGAAAATAATAAAGATTATATTACAAAATGTTTATTGGGATATGTAACGACACCATATAGAATTAAAGTCTATTTACAAGCTAAAGGTAAAGAAGGCACTGATAAATGGCAGGATAGTCTAAAAAAAATAGCTACAGAACGATTTGATTATTTATCTATTCCTACAGTAGAAGCAGATCAACTTGAAACGTTACTCACATGGGTAAAAAGTTATCGAGAAAATAAATATAAAAAAATGAAAATAGTAATGCCAGGTTATGATGGAGATTATGAGGGTGTTATTAATTTTAGTAATAAATATATAAAAACAGCTACAAAGACTTATACACCAGCTGAATATACTGCACGTATTGCTGGACTTATTGCAGGTACTCCACTTACGATAAGTGCAACATATGCACCACTTAATGAAATAATTGATTGTGATAAATATGACCTTGATGAAAATGATGAAAAAGTTAATAATGGTGAATTTTTTATTTGGTATGATGGCACAAAATATAAAATGAGTCGTGCAGTAAATAGTCTTGTTACTACAACGCAAGGAAAACAAGAAGGCTATCAAACAATTAAAATCGTAGACATTATGGATATGATTTATGATGATATTAGAACTACAGCACAGGATAGCTATATAGGTAAATATGCAAATACTTATGATAATAAATGTTTACTTATTACTGCAATAACTGGATATCTTAAAGAACTTGAAGGTGAAGGTCTTTTACAAGCTAATTATTCTACTGTAGAACTTGATACAGTAGCAATAAAAAATTATCAGCTCCAAAATGGTCTATATACCAAAGATGAACTTGCAGATATGAGTGATGATGAAATTAACCAGCTAGATACAAAGAAAAAAGTATTTTTAAAAGGCAAAATTAAGATAATTGACGCTATGGAAGATATAGAACTACCATTTGATATTTAAGAAAGGAGCTTACTTTTATGGAAAAATTTGAAGCCCAACGTGTTATGAGTGGTACACAAGGTGAAATATGGATTGAAGGTAAACACATGGCAGAAGTAACAGGGTTTAAAGCAGAAATTAAACTCATAAAAGAAGAAGTTAATCAAGTAAAAACCATGTTTAAACAGTATAAAGTTGTAGGCTGTGAAGGTACTGGAAATGTAAAAATGAATCATGTGTCTTCTTATTTTATTAATCTTATGGCGGATAATATTCGTAAGGGGCGTCAAACAGTTGTTACAATTCGTGCAAAACTTGATGATCCAGATGCAGTTGGACGTGAAGAAGTGATTATTCGTGATGCAACCTTTGATAAACTTACACTTATGGATTGGGAAGCTAAAAAGCTTACAGAAGATGATTATGATTTTACTTTTACAGATTTTGAAGTGCCTGTTACTGCTAACGCTTAATATATTTGTAATTATTTTATTTTTAAAGGAGATAAGAAGAATGAGTTTAGTTGATGTATTATTAAATAGTGATGTAAATGAAGTATTAGCAGAAAACACAGAAGAATATGAAGTTGAAAGATTAAGTAAAGTTTTGGGAGAAAAATTTGTACTTACTTTAAAATCTATTCCAGCTAAAAGATATTCTGAAATTCAAACAACAGCCATTAATATAAAAGGAAAAAGTAAAAATATAGATTTGTATAAAATGCAAATGCTTACATTAAATGAAGGAATAAAAGAACCAAATTTGGCAGATACTAATTTACTTAAAAAGTTTAATGCAACTACTCCATTTGATATGTATGAAAAGTTGTTTTTAGCTGGTGAAATTACAGATATAGCAAATAAAATAAGTGCATTATCTGGCTACAGTGAAGAAGAAAAACAACAAAATATTGAAGAAATAAAAAACTAATAAAATCTGATGGCAAAACAAATATGATGTATTGGCTTTATAGAAAACATCATTGGAAGCCATTAGATTTTTTTAATATGGGCAATGGTGAAAGAACCATTATTGAAGCTTTTATAAGGCAAGAACAAGAAGATATAAAAGAAGAAATAAAAAAATGAGGGGATAAAATGGCAACACAAATTGATGTAACTTTAAGGTTAATAGATATGATGACCTCCCCTCTTGTACGTGTTCAAAATGAAATGGAACGTACAGCACGTGCTCATCAGCGTATGGGTAGAGATATTCAACGTATTGGTGATGGATTTAGTAGTGTCGGTGAAAGTATGTTACCAATTGCAGCTGGAATTACAGCAATTGGTGCAGCAGGAGGTCGTGCATTTATTGATTTTGATAGCATTATAACTGGAGCAGCGGCAAAAGCTGGAGCAACAGCAGAAGAAATGGAAATGATGCGTCAAAAAGCAAGCCAATTTGGTGCAGATTTTCCAATAAGTGCCACGCAAGCAGCAGAAGGTATGGATAGATTAGCAGCGGCAGGTTATGATGCTAATCAGGTTGTTGGTGTTATGCCGTCTGTAATAACAGCAGCAGTAGCTAGTGGAGAGGACCTAGCCACAACCTCCGATGTTGTTAGTAATGCCCTTAATATTTGGAATCTAAAACAAGGTGATATAGCACAAAATGCCATGAGGGTTGCAGACGTTGTACAAATGGCATCTAATAAATCCAGTCTTGGAATGGCAGATTTTGGTTTAGCTATGCAGTATGCAGGAGCGCCAGCAGCAACTTTAAATGTAAGTATAGAACAATTAGCTACTGCAATGGCTATAATGAAAAATAATGGTATAGAAGCAAGTACAATCGGTACTTCACTTCGTTCAGTATTTTCTAGACTTTCAGAACCACCAAAACCAGCAGCAGAAGCTATTGAAGCACTTGGACTACAGGTAAAGGACGCATCGGGTAATTTCCTTGGATTACAACCAATTGTGGAACAATTGCGAGGTAAAATATTAAACCTTTCTAATACGGAACAGGTAGCTTATGCTAAAGCACTAGCGGGTGAAGAAGCATACAGTGGACTTTTAGCACTTGTAAAAACAGCACCAGAAGAATATCAAGCACTTCAAAATGCTATGGATAGTGCTACAGGTTCTTCACAGGCTCAATTTGAAGTAATGAAAGGTACACTTAAAAATAGTATTGATGGTATGTTAGGGAGTCTTGAAAGTCTTGCTATTAATTTTGGTAGTGTATTAACACCGCAAATAAAGATGGTAACTGATAATATAGGAAATTTAGCAGACTTAATAAATACGTTATCACCTGAAACTAAATTACTAATCGGTAATATTTTAATGTGGACAGTAGCATTTACTGGTTTTATGCTGGCAACAGGTAAAGTTATAAGTATTGGTGGTGGTATTGTAAAACTTTATGGCGACATAGGTAGAGCTGCAATGGGTGGCAGTATACAAAATAAAGCTTTACAATTTGCTGTATTAAATACAGTTAATGCTTATAGAACATTAAGAACAACATTGATTGCTGTAAAATCGGCAATGACACTTGAAACTGTTGCCATTGCCACAGCAAGCGGATTGAGTAAAATTTCCGATGCTATAAAGATGGTTGTTTCGGCATCAAGAGCGTTTATTTTTTCACCTTTAGGAATTGCATTAATGGCTATTGCGGGGATTGCATTTCTTATTTATCAGAATTGGGAAACAGTAGGTCCGTTTTTAATCGGGCTATGGAACCAAATCAAAACGGCATTATTAAGTGCATGGGCGGCAATTCAACCGGCGGTTATTTCCTTAATGGCTTCTTTCGGCAGGCTGAGGGAAGCGGTGGCAAATGCAATAAATGCCGTATCTACGGCACTACAACCTGCTTTTAATGCTGTAAATATGGTAATAAGTGCTGTTTTGTCTTTCGGTGGTTCGATAAGTTCGTTTTTAATGCCTATACTCCAAATGCTGGCTATGCTTTTGGGTGGTGCTTTGGTAACTGCTTTAATAATTGCCGCTAATGTAATAGCCAATAATATAGTTATTGCAATCAATATTGCTGCGTCTGTTATTACTGGTTTTTTAGGCGTGTTGGACGGCATAATTACATTTTTAACGGGTGTATTTACAGGAAACTGGGCAATGGCATGGCAGGGTATAGTAAAGGTATTTGAAAGTATTTTTACTACCATAACAAATATTATCGATAGCGTACTTAATGGAATTAAGGCGAATGTGAACAGCATAATTGATACCATAAATTCTATCAGCTTTACTGTACCGGAAGGCGTGCCGGGAATTGGTGGCGAAACTTTCGGGGGATTGAACATTCCTAAATTTGCTGGTGGCGTGGAAAACTTCACCGGAGGTCCGGCAATAATCCATGATAAGGGTGCGGAAATCGTTGATTTGCCGAGCGGCACACGTGTTATTCCGCATGATAAATCCCTGCAAACGGCATATGTGCAGGGAAAAAGAGATAATCAAGGCGGCGGTAATAATTTCAGTTTCAGTATTAATATTTACGGGGCAAATATGAAAAATGATGCCGACATGGACGAGCTGGCGGATAAATTAATGCAGAGGATTTATTATCAAATGCAGAAAAGAAGTATCAATATGAATGAGGGGGCGGTATAATGGCTTCGATTTTATCTTTTTTAAATCAGGCGGTGGACAGTCTTATCGGTTCGGGAAGCGGGATGAATACGGGCTGTAAATTGGTTTTGAGCTGTGCCGGGGAAAGCGTAACTTTTCCCGTATCGCCGCCTTCTTTCGAGGTCGGTAACGCCTATAATAACAGCACGGTAAATGTAAATTCTTTAGGTGATATTAATATGCTGGGAAAACGCGGATTAACTACAGTGAAATTCTCCAGCTTTTTTCCGGCACAAGCATATAGTGGCATTGTGAGCGGTGCATCGGACAGCCCGTACAGTTACGTTGAAAAAATAAATTCTTTTGCACAAAAAGGACAGCCGTGCAAACTTACGATATCCGGCACGAATATAAATCTGAACGTAAGTATCGACAGTTTTGACTATAGTGAAAAAGACGGTACGAGCGACGTGTATTTCTCCATATCTTTGCGTGAATACCGTTACATACTGCCGAACTCGAATAAGCTGAACGATACGACAGGGCTTGCCAGCCGAACGGCAGAAGAACAGAAAGAAAAGGTGATTAACTGGTATCCGGGTATGGATTTAATGGACGTTGCCGCGCAGAGCGTGGGGCAGTTTTTCCCGATAGATGAACAGGGGGCAAAGCAGTTGTCCGTATTTAAGACGCTGGCGAAAACGAAAAATTTAAAT